CGTCTTCAGGGCCTCGCAAACGCCATGGGCGGCAATCGTCAGCAGCAGGCGCAACAGCAGAGCCAGCAACAGCCACAGATGATCGCGGCAACGTCCGGGGGTGGCGGCAGCGGCAATCCCCCGCCTCCTACTGGCCCTGCCGGCTATGACGTTGCCGGGGTCGCTGGTGGCGTGTCCGGTGGTCCGGGTGGCGCAGGCTCGACGTTTGCGGACGCCGCTGGCGTAGCCATGGCCACCAAGCTGAAGCAGGCGTACAATCAGGGCGCGGGCGTTCAGCAGCTCAACCAGCTTCTCACTGAGAATGGGTATCAGCCGTTTGCCGATCCGCAGGCGATCGAAGCGATCAACAAGCGCGGGCCGCTAAACTTTGCGCCCCCGCAGGCCGCGGATAACCGTAGTGGCTTGTCGCAAATGCTGGGCGGCGCTGCGGATAGTTCTGGTGGTGCCTATGCCATCAGTGCGGCAGATGCCCTTAGTGCTGGCACGCTCGACAATATCGCTGGTGGCAATGCCAAGCTGGCAGAGGAATATGCCGCACAGAAGTTCCCCGGCGCAACGCTCGCGGGGCAGGTAACGGGCGGCGCGCTGGCTGCTGGCGCGGGTGAGCTAGGGCTGGCGCGCTTGGGCGTCGGCGCTGGCCGCGCTGCGCTTGGTGGCGATGCGCTGTACGGCGCAGCCTATGGCGCTGGCAGCACGGACGACGGCAGCCGTCTGCTCGGCGCTGTCGGCGGTGGTGTTGGTGGTCTGGCTGGCGGCATTGCCGGACGTGCCGCTGCACGGGGTATTGGCGGGGCGCTTACTGGCGTGCAGAATGCCAATATTCAGGCGTTACGCCGCGCTGGCGTTGATGACATGTCGGTTGGCCAGGCGCTTAGCCAGTCTGGTCCGGTAGGCGCGGGCATTAAGCGCGCAGAAGACCTGCTAACCGGCATCCCAGGAGTTGGTACGATGGTGAATAACCGTCGCCTTGGCAGCCTTCAGGGGTTCAATCGAGCCGCTTTCAACGACGGCCTTGCACCAATCGGCGCCACCACCAATGGCTTGACGCAGGAAGCAGGAATCGAGGCTGCGCAGGCGGCAACGAATCAAGGCTATCGTCAGGCTCTTGATCCCGTAAACGTAACGCGAGACCCGCAGTTCACTGGCGATTACAACAATGCCATCAATACCGGCACAGGCGTGGCTCGCGTTGGTCCTGAGTTTCAATCGTGGGCACAGGCCAATCTTGATCCATTGGTGGCACAGCCGTCGTTTGACGGACGCACGGTGCAGGACTTTATCCAGCAGACGCGCAAGGCAGATTTTGGCAACGATGCCATGGGTGATCTTGTCGGGCGTTCGGTAACTGGTGCTGAGGACGCCATGCGCGGCTTGGTGCAGCGTCAGGCTCCGGATGCGTTGCCGGCACTGTCTAAAGCGGATCAGGCTTATCGCCAAACGCAGGTGCTAAAGGACGCCGTAAACCGCGCCCGCAATGGTACGCAGTCTGGCGAAACTGGCATCTTTACGCCAGCACAGCTTTCCGATGCAGCCGCCGCGAATGCAAAGAAATATGGTGGCACTCAGGGCACGACCCGTCAGCCTTTCTTCGACTTAACGCGCGCCGCACAAGATGTTTTGCCGAGCAAGGCTGGCGATAGCGGATCTGCGGGACGCTTGCTGATGCAGGGCGCTTTGGGTGCCGCTGGCGTTGGCGGCGCGGGGGGTCTTGGGTACGCTGCTGGTGATGGCGAGGGTGCGGGCTATGGCGCTGGTGGTGCGCTTGCCGTCGCCGCACTTCTCGCTGCTGGTGGCTCCAAAAGCGCGCAGAGACTTGCTGTAAAGGCGCTAGCTGACCGTCCAGACGCCCTTGTGCAGCTTGGCAACCAAGTCCAGCGGCGGGCGCGTATCGGTGGGTTGTTCGGCGCCCCCATGCTCGCTGGCGGCGGTGCTTATCTGGCGGGACAATGATCGTTCGCGCCAACGATGAATCATCTCGAAGATGAAGCCTTTGAACACGATGCCTAGCATAATACCCAACATGCCGGTAATATAGCACAATTGCGGAGTACGATACATGCCAAGTGCATCGGAATTTTCGACCGACCCGAACCAGAATCTGACAATTGGCGGGCTGGACGTATCGGAAGGTTGTTCACCCGCCAACATCAACGGTGCCTTGAGGTATACCGCTGCCGTTATCCGTGACAGTGCTGACAAGGTGCCGACAGTTGGCGGCTTTGTCCCCTCCACTGGCGGCACGTACACCGGCGACATCTTCCGTCAGTCGCGCGGTGCCTATCTGCATCATGCGGGGTCCGGGCAGACGGATGGGCGCGTGATGTTTCTTCCCGAAGGCTCAATACGGCCCACCGCGGCTGAAGGCATGATTGTGTTCTATTACTGATGGACACGTTCAACTCTGGCGCATGGCGAAAGGCTACACGGGGCGAGATCTACATCGGTGGGGCTTGGCGTTCGTTCACGCGTGCAGAGGCCTATATCAATGATGCGTGGCGCACGGTGTTGAGCTTTGCCAAACCGTTCTCGGTAAGCGCGCCGCCATCCCTCACTGGTGCCAGAACTACGCAGAAGCCGACCGCGGGCACAGCCGTTACGCCTCCTGCCACAGCAACTCCAGCCGGCGGTACAGCACCTTATTCCTACCTGTGGCAAATCATCTCAGGCAGCGCCGGCATCGCTACGCCAAACAATGCGTCCACCACTTTCAGCGCGTACCTGCCGGCCTATGGATCGTCCGAAGCCGTAGCGCGGGTGACGTGCACGGATGCACGGGGGTTGACAGCTACGGCCAGCGTGCAGCTATCGTTTTTCAATGAAGTTCTAGAGTAGGGTCGGGCAATGCACCATTATTTCGAGACCATCACTAATACCAGCGGCGACAGCCTCATTGGCTATTTTGCGCGCGTAGTGGACCCTGCCACGAACAACGGCGTGACGATCGCAGCCGATAACAACGGCACGCCGATCAGCACCGTATCTGGCGTGGACAATGCCGCCAAGACGGACGCTTATGGCAACCTCGATTTCTACGTGCAGCCGGGGACGTATCACCTCGACATCTATGCGCCCAACGCAACCAGTTTGCAGTTGCGGGTGCAGAATGTCGCGATGAACTCGACCAAGGGCGACACCGGCGCGCAAGGCTTGCCCGGTAATGATGGTCAGAATGGCGCCGTTGGCGCTTCGGATGCATCGTTTACGACCCTTGCGGCGATGAAGGCCATCGATCCTGTCGCCTACCCCTCGCCTCGCCTTGCGGCCCCTTCGGGGTCGAATGGCGGCGTAACCAATGGCCTGTTCAACTATCAGACCGGTAATTTCACCGGACGCACCGACGTGGTGCAGGTCAATGGGATTCCGTTGACGACGGGCGCACTGGTCCGTCAGAATGCTTCCCAGATCGCCGCCACCCTGCCCGCTGGGGTGGTTTACGCTACTGCGAATGATGCCCTCGCAGGGGTCGTCACGGCGTACCTCGATAGCTACAACGTCAAGACTGTCGGGCTTCAGGTTGCGGCAGACGCTGCTATTGCAGCTGGTGCGCGCCGGCTCATCGCCCCTAACGGCATCATCCCTGTCCCTACCGTCTGGACGCCGCCAAATGGCATGGATGGTCTGATTCTCGAAGGTAGTGGCGCCACCGTGTTCACCTGCTCGCAGCCGGGGGGCGCTGGTGGTTTCCGCTTGGCGCCGATTGGCGGGTCGATCAGCAACATTACGTATCGCAATTTCAATATCAACGCGACTACCGGGGGTGTCGGCGCCCTGCACTGGTATTTCGCGCAGGGTAGCAACATTCTGGTTGAAAATGTCGTATCGCGCATGGCGAGCGGGCTGGACATGAACGGCGTTCTCATTGCCCTTGCCGGCGGCGGCGACGGCATCGCTGGCGGCGTTCTTTCGAACATGACGCTGCGCAACATATTTGCGGTAAATTCGAACCGCATGGCTTTCGAGTTCCTGAATCAGGGAATGACCGGCACGCGACCTATATTTAAGAATCTTGTTGGCGAAAACCTTGTCGCTGACACTCCCGGTTCGGTTAGCTACGGCTATGGATTCTCGTTCGACGGTGCCAATATGAATGGTGCCAAGATGAATGGATTGGTGTGTCGTGGCGGGTATGGCGCGGCAATTGAGCTGATCGAGTGCAGCAATATTGAACTGACCAATACGGTCTGGGATGCATGGACCGGGCGCCCGATCCAGGCCACCAACAGCATCGTCAAAGATAACTGTCGGTTCGTCGGCGGACGCAATATCAACGGCAATCTGATGCAGGACGCCTTGTTTGGAGCCAGCACGAATCTGGTCTGGCAGAACATGGACATGACGTTCGCCACGGGTGCGATCAGCGTGCTGTCCAACGCTGTTGGCATGAAAATCAAAGGTGGCAGCACTCGGGCTACTTCGACCGGTGTTTTTGCGCCCATCGTCGTCAATGGGCCGAACACCGAAATCTCCGGCCACACCATCAACGCGACCGCGGCAGCAACGGCTTATTGCGTGCTGTTTACCGGCGCTTCTGCTACTCGGGGCAGTGTGTCGGGCTGTCGTCTTATCAACAGCTCGGCAACCATGCCACTGATTGCGGATACCGGCGCGACATTCCTCGGATCCGCCAATATCCTCGATGGTACGAACTTTGCTGTAGGAGCAGGCTCATGACAATTCCGGGTTTGGAATCGGCAAAGGTTTATATCAAGTGTCCCAATACGGGAAACGACGTGTGGACCGGTTCCTTGGTGTTGCCCGCTAACTTTGCGGATTGGGAAATCAGCTATTCAAAGATGGCCTGTTCCTGCGGTGAAGAGCATATGTGGTCGAAAGCCGATGCCTTCCAACACAGTTGAGCCAAGGCAATGTTGCAGCTATTAATATGCCTCATCGCACCACAGGAGCAATGCGACATGAGCGACAAGAAACCGCATAATAAGCACGATCACGACGATCAGGAGGCGCAGACGCTGGATGACACTGTGCCGCCGCGCACGGGTCCGGGCACTGGCACGCCGACCCCTGACGCCGGTAGCGGCGGTGGCGGCGTCAAGAACCCGCCTCCTCCCGGTGGCTGATAGATGCTGAAGCTGGTCACATTCGGCCTGCTGTGTGCCGTCGCCCTAGTGGTGGCGGCACATGCCTATGAGGAGCGGCGGTTTGCCAAGCTGTGCGCGGCAGTCATTGCCGCGAACTGGCTGCTGTTCGCAATGCCGTGGATTTATAACCCGCTGTCACCCGCGCATATTCTGAAGGTGTGGGGGATGCCTGCCAGTCACGAAGATATGTGGGCATTGGCAGACCTATTGAGTCTTGTTGTTGTGGCATGGGCCGGTCGTAGTATATGGTGGTCACCGATGATCTGGACCGTCTATCTTGCCACCTTGTTCATGCATGCGTTGGCTTGGCTCAATGGTTTCCAGTATGTTGAATATGAGACTGTTCTTGACGCGTGCCTTGTCGTCCAGATTGCGGTCCTGTTCGTAGTCGGGGGTGATGGGTGTGCCGATCGTTTGTCTGGTTTGCGCGATAGGTTTCGTGTTCTGGGCAGGGCTTCCTGCCAGCGTTCTTCGGCAGTTTCGTCGTATGAGGCGCAGTGATGATTGAGCAGCAGGATATGCGCCATGTGTGGCTGGTGATGTCAGCCATGGCGGGCGCTATCACTGCTTTGGCGCAGATGAAGTATAAGGAAATGACCTGGGCCGACATCGGCTTCACGCTCTTCTCAGGGTTCGGCTTCGCGGTGTTCTTCATGCCTTGGGCCGCGTCTAAATTCGGCATCATGCCCGACGACATCCGCGGCACGAACGCGGTGGTCTATATCGGCGGCACCGGCTGGAACATACTGATGCCTTTCGCCATCCAGAAGGCCAAAGCATTCTTTGGCGGAAAGGACGAGGCATGAGCGTCTTCGACATCGTGAACACGGTAGGGCGGGTCATGCTGACCGTTGTGGTGATCTACAAATTGGCACAGTTCCGCGAGATGGCGAACGTGACCGAGCGCTACGGCCTTGGCATGATGGGGACCGGATCCTTCCTGACCGTGCCTGTCATCCTCTACAAGAATAACAATCCGTTCGAAGGCTGGGCCGTCACGCTGCTGACTGTCGGAGCCATCATGTTTCTGGTTGGCCGTACTTGGCGCGACCGTAAGCATGCGCGCAACAACAAGCTGGCCGTCGAACAGGGGCGTCTGTGGCAGGCGCAGAAGGGGAAACCGTGAGCGCGATCAAGATAGCCGCTGAGCTTATAAAGGACTTTGAGGGCTGCCGCCTTAAGGCATACCCAGATCCCGGTAGCGGAGGCGATCCCTGGACCATCGGTTGGGGCGCAACGGGTCCCGGCATTCGCCGCGGCGTGGTATGGACGCAGGCGCAGGCAGATGGTCGCCTAGCGACTGATCTGGTAGGCTATGAAGCCGGTGTAGTGAAAGCGCTTGGCGGCGCTCCTGCAACGGATAACCAGCGCGGCGCGCTTATCTCAATGGCGTACAATATCGGGACAGGTGCGCTTGCATCGTCCACCCTCATCAAGAAGCACAAGGCAGGCGACTATGCCGGTGCAGCCGCTGAGTTTGCCCGTTGGAACAAGGCCAGTGGCAAGGTGCTGGCGGGCCTGACGCGCCGTCGTGCGGCTGAGGCGGCTGTGTATCGGTCATGAGCGCCCACGAACAGCTTATCGCCTATCTGGCCACCCTGTTCACACAGCGCTGGTGTTCGCCATTGCGATTATCGCTGCCGCCATGGTGCCGGAGTTGTTGGGTAAGGCGGAAGTTTTCGGACTGGGCACCATCACCGGCGGCTTGATCGGCATCCTGCGCATCCCGACACAGCGCGCACCGGCCGCGTCTACTGACAGTGGTGACATCAACGTCACGACACCAAAGGAGTAACGAGCATGAGCATCTTCAAGAAAATCGCAGGCATCTTCAGCAAGAAGAACATCACCGCCGTCATCGAGCTTACCGACGCGCAGAAGGCCATTGCTGCCCTCAAGAACACCGAGGTCGGGGCTGCGGTTGCGGCGGACATCAAGGCGCTTACCAGCAGCACGCTTAGCGGTCCTGAGAAGTTCGAAGCGGTGGTGGTCAACACACTGCCGTTGCTGGTCGATGCCCTCAAGGCTGGCGGCATCACCAAGGGCCTGAAGGAGGTCGAGGACATCGGCCGCGCGTTTGTGCAGGACGTGTTCAACTCGACCATTAGCAAGAAGGCCGAGACGATCGGTTCGTTGCTGCTCAAGGTCCTGGGCCTCAAGTGAGCAAGCTGGACCGCCTGCTGGGCAAGCTACCGCCGGAAATTCCGGCAGGCGGTCGGGCTTATGTCAAACTGCATGACGGGCAGTGGTCCGTCTGGGTGGACGCGGGAGGCACTTCCAAAAAGGTCAGCCTTACGTTCACCCAGCAGGTGGTGGCATATGCGTATCTGGATTGGGTAGAGGGATTGGCGGATAGCTTCAGTTATCCTGAAGGCTCCGCCTGACCCCTCACCTGATCGAGCACTGCGATGACGGCGCGGGGTTAATCGCGATAGCGCTCATTGACCTTATCGAATTCCGCATGTGTCGTCGGAATGAACTTGACCCGCCCGCTACCGTCTGGGATGTGCTGCACGATACCCCATTTGTCATCTAACCTGCGAGCGTACCAGCCTCGAAACGGCGGTTGAGCCGGCGGCATACGTTTCGCCTTTTCCTCGCTCGCAATGCGCCAACGAATGTCAACAATGTATGGGCTCGTCATATCTCCCCCTCCCCACCGGCGTCGATGCCGCGGATGGCGGACATTTTCTTGGCATAGCGACGGAGACGGCGGGCGCTATCCGGCACATTCATGAAGGCCAGGACCAAGCCATTCAGTGCTACGTCGCATGACGTGCACACCGGATGGACACCCGGCAGTGAGCATATATTCCATGAGTGGATCGGGGCTGGCTCTCCGCAGCGATAGCAACGCTCAGCGCTCATCAGACACCTCCTGTGCGGATCGCTTCAGCGAGGCCATCCGGTGCGCCGCCAAGATAGTGGTCGGCGTAGTCCTCAGCGATTGCCGCACACCTCTCCCGCATCGCATCCTCGGCTTGCTGGCGGTGGGTGGCAAGGAAGGTAACAAAGGGGCTCCCATCGCCGTTGCCGTCTAAAATGTGTTGAGCGGCTTGGCTCGGATGACGGAACTGGCTCACCAGATCAAAGAGCTGCGCACCCTTTACACGATCCTCCTGCCTCACCTCAATCATCGCTGCCCCCCATGGTGGCGGCTCGGGCGCGAAGGGCAACCGAACACAATGCCAGCGCAGGCGTAGAAGGCTGATCGATGAGGATGCCGTCATCGAACCGCACCCGCATATCCTTGCTGCAATGAGCTACGTCGGGTCCGCACGATGCATCCGCCGACACGCTGCAATCACCGGTAGACCACCACCAGCCGGCGGGAATCAGCGTCTTGGCGGCGTCGAGAGAGGCGGTGTACGCAGGTACGCGCCAAGCAATGCCGTCAATAACGGTTATGCCAGTGACGTCTGTTGCTTCTGCTCCGTAGACAGCCAACGCGATTGCTTGCTCCAATGCGATGTTCGGCCCACTTGCCATCTCACAAGCTGACGCCAACGCCAGCAGTTCAGCCTCACTCGCCATCGTCAGTGTCCTTTGCGGAGTGTGGAAGAAGGCGCTCGATCTGCTTATTCGCAGCCGTGAGCGCGGCAGTGATGGCAGCCGATCGGGCATCTTCAGCAGCACGGCGACGGCGCGCAAACTCGCCCGCGATCCCGGCTATTCCGTCGCGCGCTCGCTCAGCTTCAGCTTTGTCGGCGAACGCGGCCACAACGCCGATCCGATGACACTGCCGGGGGAAACCGCCAGCAAACTTCACCAGCTTCGGCGCCACAGCTTCTGCCTGCTTCAGATTGACAGCAACGCGATCATAGCTTCCTTCGGTGCGAAACAGGACCCAATCGCCTGCGGAAACGGGGACTTCGCTCATCGCGCCTCATCCTTGTTGGGGGTGGGTGGGGTCAGGCTCATCTTGCAATCCTCTTGCGCTTTTTCCTGTTGTCCGAATAGCATATCCAGCACTCCCGCCAGCCGCGCTTAGTCGCGCTGCGAGTAAGGTTGGTGCCGTCAAGCAGATGGCCTCTTTTACAGTAAGTCTTGGCCTTGTTGATCGCGGTAACGGCATTGCTGTTTTCAAGCGTATTAACTTTTGGTGTCACCACTCTCAGGTGCTGAGGGTTCACGCATGACCGATTATGGCACATATGGTCTACGACGCGCCCGGCCGGCAATTCCCTGTCATCCAACAAGACGGATATGCGATGCGCTCGCCAACCGCGGCCTTGGTAGTGGATTTGACCATAACCCTGGTTCAACGATCCCTGCCATACCCAGCATCTGCCGCCAGTTTTATCGACCAAGGACCAGAATAAGGCTTGGAAGGCTTCGTCAAAGAGCATCATCGTCCGCCTGTTCCAGCAAGTCCCCGCCGGGGGTGAGCGCCGCTAGTACCTTCCGCTTCAACTCGATAGCATCAGGGGCAAGAATGCTGTCGGGCGCGGCACCGTAGTTCCGGTACAGGAACGCGAATTCAGCAATGATCTCGTCGTCGCCAAGCACCTCCCCGCCGCCCGTCGCCCCGTCCGTCGCATCGGTGGGGGTGACTAGGGCTTTCAGGATTGCCGTGGCCTCTTGCCGCGAGAAGATGATTGCAGGCAGCGTCTCGACGCTATCCCACGCGGCCTGTAGCCGTTCGTGCGCCCGCAACCCCGCCCCGGTGTCGCTCGCGACGGCAGCGCAGGGGCCGTCGTGCCCCGGCGTGCGGATGCATACCCGACCGGCGGGCGGCAACTCGCATTTGGTGCGCAGCGGGTGATCCAGCGCACCCGCCCCAATCTCCTGCCCTGCTTCCAACTCCGCCATTCGCAGACACCATTCCGGCGTTATCGCCCCGGTGTCGCTCGCGACCTTGGGGGCTGCGGCGGTATAGGCAATGATGTCGCTATCACCGTCAGCTACAGACGCCCCGTAGTGCCCCCAATCGTAGACGCGCCTCGCCATTTTGCCATTACGCTGCAATGCTGGACCTCCGTCGTAATCGTCTGGTTTGCCGTTGCCATCCCACGGCTTCATCCCCGCCAGAACCGCGGCATCGCTCGCGGGCGGGGTGGCGAGGATGCGCAATCGTTCAATCTCGCGCGCCATCTCAGTGAACGCGCCGGACAGTGCGTATTGCGGCGACTGCACTTGCGGCCATCCGCCGTTCAGCGCCTTTTCCGCATATTCATGCCCGAGCGCGGCCCAATCCAAAGTGGTCGGGTTAAGATCAGAGTTCGATGACGACGCCATAACCGCGCTCCTTCAATGCTGGTGGGGCCGTGGTGACCATCTTGGGGGTACCGTCGAAATTGCCTTCGCGCGGGTCCTGATCGTGTGCGCAGACGACTACCTTTGCTGTCGCTGGCATCTTGCGCAATTCCGCGATCAGCTTTCGAACAGTCATCATGTCAGCGCCCGCGCATCGGGCAGCACAGCGGGAGTGGGGGAAGAGGTCATGCTGCTTGAGCCTTCAAAGGCTGGCCGAGGATACCGAGGCCAGCAATGCTTGCACGGTGCAGGGCGGCAACAGCGCGGTCCCCTGCGGCGAATAGGCATGTTCCGTTCGATGGGCTGGCACCCTCGCTGCCGTCAGGTCGGAGGAACCGGATCTTGCGAGTGAACAGCACGGCATCACACTGCTGCCACGCGTTCCAGAACCACGGCGTCGAGGTGCGATCTGGCGTCAGCGCGATCCCGTCGCCATGAGCGAAGAACCGATCGAGCCACGGGGCGATGCCGTTGCGCCCGCCAAACGGCGGGTTCATCCAGACATATCCCCACCATGGGTTGGACAAACCACCAGTGGAAAGCCACATGCGCGCCGGGACACGGTTGCGGGAGGGCGCGGCTACGTCGAGGTCGAAACGCTCGCCTAGCGCCTTGAAGACATGGGCCGGTGTGTACCATTCGTCGGATGCCCCTGGCGTTTCCCAGCGGCTCACTTCCCGCCCTCCTGCGTCGAAGGGTGGGCGGCGATCTGGCGAGCAAATTGTCGCAAGTGATCTTCGACCACTCGCACGTTGGTTGCGGATTGCGATGCACCGGCACCGCAGAGGTCAACGATTAAACTAATCGCCTCTGCTTCAACGTCGGCGGCCGCCATCGGTGCGGCGCTATGGGTGGCGAGGGCGCGTTGCTCCGGACCATCCATCATGTGGATCATATCGGATATGAAGGCGCGATCCATGCGCCGGCGTTTGTTTTCGGAATTGGTACTGCTGTCATGCGGGCCGGGTTCTTCGAACTCTCTGGCGTGCTTAGTGTTATCAGCCGGAAAGGAAGCAAAGTAAGTGGTCGGCTCTACGTATTGCCGCATCATATCTTGCATGCGTTCGAAATGTTTCCACAGACCTTCCGCAACCGGGCGGGGATCGGAGTGGGCGATGCGGTGGCGGGCGAAGGCTTGGACGAGATCGCCGGCGTCACCTTCGTCCTCGCCTAGGCGTGCGCCCGCCTTCTCGTCTTTGATCGCCTCCATCAGCTTGTTCAGTAGCAGACGATGGAACGCTTGCACCATGTCGCGATCCGCCTGGATCACCGCCGCCACCTCGTTGCTTGCGGCGGTCATCACAGCGAGATCCCGATAACGACAGCCACGACAACGATGACCGCAAGAACCGTAAATTCGATCACGCCTACGTGGAGCAGGCCGCCCTCATGAGGCAGTCGATCGCCATGATGCTCCATGGGGTAGAGATCGCTCATCGATTCTTTCTGCCACTGCGAGAGGTTGGGCTTGTGGAGGGCGTCATAGCCAGTCTTCTTGACGCCAAAGCTGGCGCGCTTTGTGATACGTGGCTCCATCAGATTAACTCCTGTCGAATTGCATCGAGTGCGCGACGTGCCGCGCGGTACTCGACGTCAAACGTGGTCGAATGGTGGATGAAAGCGTACTCAGGCTCCAGCCCGAGCCGCGCTTGTGCATCATGGACGGAACGCATGATGTCGGCGTTGGTGGGGATGTCGAGGATCATGCTGCGTCTCCGCGAGCAGCTAGCATGGCGTCGGCCGCCTCGTAAGCGTCCTTGGCAACTGCTGCGTGAAAAGGGAAATCCTTGTCTTTCGCTACCTTAGTAAGGTAGTCCCAATTGACTTGGCACATTGCCGCGTAAGCCTGCCCCGCGAACCAGTCGCGCAGCGTCATGCCCGAAGCCAATTGCGGAACCGTCATGTAGTCGCCGCTCACAGCCCCGCACCCCACACCGGAGCCGCACGAAAGGCATCTGCCTCGTCACGCTGCACATCACCGGTGCCGCGCAGTGCGCTGCCATACCTGGCGAACGCGCCGGTCGCACGGAGTGATGACATGTTGCGCTTGTGGTCGGCGATCAGCTCGGCGGTTTGGGCTGCGGTGAGAAGGTGGGGCATTGCGTGTCTCCTTGTTGGCAACAGATATGCCGAACAGCATACTATGCGTCAATGCATTTTTTTGCTTGAGTGCCATTTCTTTTTGCGTTACCCCATTGGGCATGGACATCAAAGAAGCCCTTGGCAGTATCGAGCGACGCGCGTTTGACGCGCGCATTCCCCTTTACAAGCTATGCAAGCAGGCAGGCGTGGCACCTTCCACAGTGACACGCTGGCGCGCCGGTATGAAACCGGGTGTCACGACCATCGGCAAGCTGGAACGCGAGTTGGATCGGATAGAAGCGCTATGATTACGTATGCGCTGATTGATCCGCGAGATGCCCAGATCCGCTATATTGGGGTAACTAAGAACGCTCTGGAATTTCGCCTAAGGGAACACATGGCGGCGGTACACATGCCGCAGCCAAATGTCTCTCGTTGCGGACCTGTGAAGCGTCCCGAATGGATGGGAGGGCTAAAGGCCCAAGGCCTAAAACCCATTATTGTACCGCTTTTTCTATTTAACGCGGAGGGCGACACCATCCGTTATTTGAAGAAATATGGTGCCAAATTAACCAACAGGAATGTGCCGAAAAGCACAGTCGCTGAACTTTATGGGGAAGACGCATGACCCTAATCGACACCCTGCTAACCATCCTCGCCTTCATGGCCGGATGCCTGCTGATCGGGTTCATGTACTTGCTCAGCGTGCCTTGGGAGGATGAGGCGTAACGATCTTCCGCGACAGAACCATAAACAGGAGAGAATGCCATGATCGTCTACATCATCGCCGGCCTCGCACTCATTGCTGGCCTGTACTTCCTGTATGCAAACACCGTCGAGGGCTGGGAAGACAGCGATGGCTTCCACCCCGGCCGCAACCCCAACGAGGACAAGTAACATGTATCCCCCGCAGTATCTGATCGATGAACTCGTCATGGAGCAAAGCGCGGAATCCGCCATGCTCGAACTGAAGGACATGGGATATACGATCAACGTGCACCCGCTGCATAAGCGCATCAGTCAGTTGATCCACGCCGGTATCCGCAAGCCCATCAGCCACTCCACGCGTGCCGCTGGTGCCATGTTGTGCGTCGATGTCCAGGCGGGCGCCTCACTGGAGGGCTGTGAGCGTCTGCTGGAGGCGCAGATCCGTGCCGGGCAGGTCATGCCGGTACCTATGGCGGCGTGGGAAGCGCGGCATGGGGTGGCGGCGTGAAGCGCTACGAATTTAGCTTCGGTCCTTCAGCTGGCCCATCACGCGCGGCTGTCGGCGGCTTTCCCTATCCGGGCCGCACCGTGGAAGAGCTGGATATCCAGATCGAAGATCGCTGGGAAAACTGCCTGCTGTCCGAGCGTGGACGCGGCAAGATGAATTGGGGAGGGTGGTAATGACGCAGTGGCAACCTATTGAGACGGCGCCGCGGGATGGCGATCCCTTCATCGCTACTGGCTCTGGTCAAGTGTACGTTGTTGCATGGGGGCCAGAAGTCAAAGGCCAAGAATATCCATGGATTATTTTCGAGGGCGTTGCTCTGCATTCACCAGAGGGGTGCTGCGATCGTGAAGATGCAGAACGGATCGTTGTGAACGGCTGGATGAAAGCGGCGCCCACCCACTGGATGCCACTCCCGGAGGCGCCGCAATGACTGCCTACTACAACGAGCACGAACCTTTCGCCGCCGCGTGGCTACGCAACTTGATTGCTGAAGGCCACATTGCACCAGGCTACGTTGATGAGAGGAGCATCGAAGATGTCCTACCAGCCGAACTTACTGGATATACTCAGTGCCACTTCTTCGCTGGTATCGGGGTGTGGTCCCATGCCCTTCGCAAGGCAGGATGGGATGATGACCGTCCAATCTGGACCGGATCTTGCCCCTGCCAACCTTTTAGCGCAGCAAGTCACGCCCACGGTAGAAAAGGCTTTGCCGACGATAGGCACGTCTGGCCGCACTTTTATCGGCTCATCCAGGAGTGCAGACCTACAGAGGTTGCTGGAGAGCAAGTTGACAACGCGCTTGGCCGCTCCTGGCTCGACTTGGTTGCCAATGACCTGGAATCTTCGGGTTACGCCTTTGGGGCGGCGAGTTTGGGCGCATCGTCCGGTCGGCTGCCAATGGACGGACCCCGGCTCTACTGGTTTTCTACTCTATCGCCTTTGCGCGAGCGAGAAGTTGGACAGGGCTCCTGCATATCGGTTAGCGGAAATGGACAAGAATGGCCGCGTAGCCAGGCGGATTTGCAAGCTATCTTCGACTCTCCGTTTAAGTCAGGAGAGTGTCACCCTCAACCCATCATTCGGCTTAACCATGATGGGCTTGCCCCCGGCGTGGTCAAAGCACGCACCCACGCAGCGGGGAACGCCATTGTCGCGCCGGTCGCGCAAACCTTCATCGAAAGCATAATGGAGATCACGGCATGACCCGCCGTCGTATCACGTGGATCATCCACAACACGCTGATGATTACGGTCATTCCGATCCGCCTAGTGCTGTTCGGGCTTTCGCGGATCGGTGAAGGCGCAGAATGGCTGCTGAACCGCGCGCCTGGGCTACGTCGGTACAACGGATGGAGCGGCTGGTGAACCGCCCCCGCTTCCTAACCGAACTAGCCTTCTGGTTCTCGTTTATCGTTGTCCTCGCGCTAATCCCATGCGCGATCGGCTACCTCGTCACCTGCCTTGTGGATTGGCTGTTATGATCATCACCAACTACCCCGACGAAGCCGTATCGGCATATCTCGCATCGCAGCGCGTCAGGAATGCGCGCGTGGTGCGGGATTGCCTGAAGGCTGTGGCTGGTGAGACGAAGGATCCGCGGTTGATGACGGCGTTGCTGGTGGTGGCTGGGGCGGAGGATTTGGTGTTGGATCGGGTGTTTCGGGGGGTGAAGATATGAGCCGCATTTTAACTGGCGTCGGCGGCATCGTCAGCGCAGCTCACCGCGATACTGGAACGGGAACGCTCCACGGTCACACATGGGAGATAACGGCTTGGTTCCGCCGCGGTGCCGATGCGGTTAGCAGGCAATATCGGCTGAACAGCATTCTTTCGCGGATCGACCACACCGAGTTGCCCAACACGCTCGCATGGGGCGAAGACATTGCGGCTTGGGTAGCGGTGCAGTTTGACGACACAGCCTGCGTTGCTGTCGATGTGTCACGCCCGTTAGAGCGCATCTACGCGCGATGGGAGCGGTAATGGCGCTAGTCTACCATGGAACGCCGTTAACGCCCGCTCCTGCTCTTGAGGCGGTAGCCGGGCGAGCGTTTTGTGTTAGCTACTTTCGACCTGATAGCGTCGAGGCGGTAGAGGCAATGTCGCCGTTTATTATGTATGACAATGGCGCCTTTAGCTTTTGGATGCAGGCCATCCGCGCCGGCCTCGAGCCCTCAGATGTTCCCGAACGCGATTGGAACCCATATTATGCTTGGCTGGAAGATCGCCTCTATATTCCTGGTCGGTGGGCTGTTGTTCCGGATCGCCCTGGCGCAGCTTCACAGCTCAACGACGCGCTACTTGGAGAGTGGCCATTCGGAAAGAGCCGCGGCGCTCCGGTATGGCATATGGACGGCCCCTTGGATCGCCTTGGCCGTTTGTGCGACCGCTACGATCGCGTCTGCCTCGGCTGGATTGGAGACCCGAAGCGCGAGCCGGTCGGCTGCGATGCCTACCGCCGACGTATGGATGAGGTCGCGACTCTAATGGGAAACCGCTGGCACCCGCTGCATATGCTGCGTGGCGTGCTGGTAGGCGGCGACTATCCATTCGTGAGCTGTGACAGCACTAGCCTCGCGCAGAACCACCACCGCTACCGCCTTCGCCTATTCGCCGGCACACCCGACGAATGGTCGGGCGTCCGCGCCTATGCCGACAAGCTTGAGAGGATGGCGGCATGAAGCGCGATTGGACACCACAGGAGACGAACGCCGCCCGTAGCCTGCGGGAAAGTGGATTGGCGTATGACATTATCGGTCTGCGTGTAGGCCGGTCGGCGCAAGGCGTTAAGCGACACCTACAATATCGCGACGAATATCCAGATTACGTTGGCCGAGGCAGTCGCGTAAACTGCACCCGATAACCCCCACACATCGCTTAGGCTCCGGGTGGTTCCTGGGGCCTTTTTTGTGTCTGACTGATTTTACCGCTTGACCGCAATATGCGTCAAGCGCATAGACGTGTGCATGACGCTAGACGCCTACCTGAGCCAACAGGCTATCACGGAAACCAGTTTCGCTGAAACCCTGGGCGTTCAGCAATCGACGGTTAATCGCATGCGTAAGGGCGCAGTGCCGACGCCATCTGTGATGAAAAAGGTATTTGCTGCAACCAGCGGTGCGGTCACGCCTAACGATTTCTATCGGATTCAAGCGTGAACAAATATTCGGCGAAAAAGACGGAGTGTGCCGCCGGCCACCTGCACGATAGCAAGATGGAAGCCGCGCGTTGCGACGATCTGCACATCATGTTGCAACGCGGTGATATTGCTGAGCTTGAACAGCAGCCAGTCTTTCGTGTGGAAATCAACGGAAAACTGATGTGCCGCTACGTTGCCGATTTCGCTTGGAAGGTGGCCGGGTGCCGCGTCATTGAAGATGTCAAGGGTATGGTTACGCCCATGTTCAACCTCAAGAAAAAGCTGGTTGAGGCGACCCATCCCGGCATCGTGGTGACGGTCTATCCGCCACGAAAGCGCAAAAAGCGTAAAGCAGTAAAGAGGAAAGAGGCATGAGCAACGCATTTGAACGCCATGGCATCAAGCACCTGTCGGCAAGCCACCTCAACCTTTTCGTGGCTCAGCCCGCCATGTGGGCTGCATCTTATTTGCTGAAGCGCCGTACTGGTGTCGGACCCGCTGCGCATCGTGGCACAGCGATTGAGTGTGGTGTCGAAGCGGGACTGTTCGATCCAGAAATGCCGGTCGATGCCGCACAAGCTATGGCCATGGCAAAATACCATACTCTTACGCGACTTTCGGCAGATCCCCGGATCGAAAAAGAGCGTGAGGCTATCGAACCTTCTGTCGCTGTCGCCTTGGCCGAGCTGCGCCAGTACGGCGTGCCGGAAAAGCCTGCGGACGGACGCCAACACAAGATTGAAGTAATGCTTGAGGGCGTCCCTGTGCCGGTCATTGGCTATCTCGACCTGTTGTACCCCCAACACGGCATGTTGCTCGACCTCAAGACGACTTCGCGCATTCCGTCTGAGATGAGCGATGCCCATTGCCTGCAAGGTGGCATCTACGCCCGCGCCAAAGACAATCATCAGGTTCGCTTCGCATACGTATCTGCAAAAAAGATTGCGGTTTACGTGCTCGACAATCCAAGCGATCATGTCGCACGGGCGACTCGTACGGCAAAGGCAATCGAGCGCTTGTTATCACTGTCTGACGATAGCGAGGCGCTAACGCGCTGCTTCGCACCGGACATGTCAAGTTTCTACTGGGGTGACGCGTCTGCGCGCGCTCTGGCACACGAGATCTGGGGTGAATCCGCCCCTGATGGCGATACCGCAAGCCTTACTGCGGTGGACTACTAAAGAGGACTGAACAATGGGCTTTATGAGCAATCCGAGTGGCGGCGAAGGCGGCTTCACTCCTTACGTGAAGTACAACGCCAAGGCCGGCCGCTGGTACACCAAGGAAGACAAGCAGGACGGTGCCGAGTTCGAGGTCACGAACATGACGGCGATCATGGATCTCGAAAATATCAAGACCGGCTGGTTCCTGTTCAATGCTGGCGTGGCGCCTGCCAAGACGTTCGATCCTTCGCTTGCTCAGGCAGCAGCCAAGCCCGGCGACGGGTTCAAGCGTGGTTTCGAGGTCCTGGCATTCAGCGACAAAAACCTTCAGGGCCTGCGCGAGTTCAGCTCGACCGCTGGTGCTGTCATTGAGGCGATGAACAACCTCTATGACGCTTGGGAAGCTGGCAAGGCCGCTAATCCCGGCAAGCTGCCCGTCGTAAAGTGTGAGAGCGTTTCTCCCGTGACGAACAAGCACGGCACGAACTATGCGCCCAAGCTGGCGATCGTGTCGTGGGCTGATCGTCCGAAGGAAATGCAAGGCGCTGCCGCTGCGGTTTCACCTGCCGCTCCGCCTGCCCCCAGTACGCCATCTCAGCACGTTCCGCCTCCCCCACCACCTTCGGCGGCTAGCGATAACGACGCACCTGAGTTCTGATAAATAAAAAGGGCCGGGATGCCTCAACGCTGTCCCGGCCCTTCCACTTTCCCCTTACCCGAGTGACGAGAATGGCAACTGTGGTGCAGCCGATTATACAGCCGGATATCGAGGCAATCAAATCACATTTGCATGCCCTGTTCGCACCGGTTCGCGACGAATACCCGCGTGGGTTGATTGAGATATGCCACGGCACGGACAAGCCGGATCATGCGGCATATTTCGGGTTGAGTGACGAGCGCATTGCAGAAGCAGCTAGCTTTGCCGCGAGCTGCAACCAGCGCGGTCAAAACGTATATGTCGGCGTCAACCCCCGTAAAAGCATGGTGGACACTCGCCGCCGGGGTGCGGACTCCGATGTTGAGATAGCTTTTTTCCATTTTGCCGATTTGGATAAGCTGGAAGCTGTGGAGCGCGCTCGCGAGTCGCTGCCCATTAAGCCGACCATGCTTGTTATGACGGGTACGGTGCCCAATAACCGGCCGCATTTCTATTGGCAGCTTGAAGAGCCTACCGCCAACATGCCGGCATGGACCGAAGCGCAGCGCGGCATAGCCCAGGCGCTTCATGGTGATGCCGTTATCAATCCCAGCCGAATCATGCGGCTTGGCGGCACGGTCAATTATCCGACGCAGGATAAACTGGGCCGCGGTTACCGTATGGAACTAACCAGCGTACGTACGGAGTTCCCGTCAGAGCGCTCACCGGTTACGCCAGAGCTGATTGCGCAGGCCTTTCCGCCTCGGCAGTATGTCGCTGAGGTGGCGGCTCAGGCTATGGCAACCGGCGAAACCACGCTGTCCGCCATGGCGCCTCGCAAGCTGCGTGTTGCCGACCTTATCCATGCCTGTCGTACAAATGAGAACTGGCACAACAACATGATTCGGCTGGTTGCGCATCTGGCTTCAGCCGGGCGCACTGATGCTGAAATCCTCGGCCTTGCCGCTGGCATTACGATGCCGGGATACGTTGTCGAACAGACAATGCGGGAGATGGCCACAGCGTTGCGTGGCGCGCGGCAAAAGTGGGCGCTACCCGAACCAGACGATGATGTTATCAGCGAAGAGGCTAGCCGCGAAGATGGCGATAGCGTGTTTGCGCTACTGGATCTCGATGAGCTGGAAAGCCTGCCGCCGCCGACATGGTTGATTGATGAGATGGTGGCGGACCATGGCCTATCGATTATCTATGGTGATCCCGGCGCGGGCAAAAGCTTCATTGCGCTGGATATGGCGCTGCGAATTGCCTTCGGCATGGATTGGCATGGTGTCGAGACAAAACAGGCGGGCGTTCTTTACATAGCCGGCGAAGGCTCACGGGGCCTTGGTAAGCGCGTAAAGGGTTGGCGCCGGGAACACGCCATGGAAGGTGCGGATGCACCCTTCCTGTTGCTGCCGGTGGCTGTGCAGATGCTTGAGCCAAAAGACCGCGCCAAACTGTGCCGCACGATTGACGCGGCGTGTGCCCGCGCCAGTTTCCCGATCGGCTTGGTCATCATCGACACGGTATCCCGCGCGCTGGCCGGACAGGATGAAAATGGACAGGAGTCCATGTCGCTGTTCGTCGCTGGCTGTGGTGAGATTCAGATGCATACAGGCGGCGCCGTAATCGGCGTCCACCACGCAGGCAAGGACAAAGAAAAGGGCATGCGCGGCTCTACTGTGCTGCTCGGTGGCTGCGATGCGTCCATGAAAGTCAGTAAAAGCGGCGATGTGGCCGTGTTGAAAACGGAGAAGCAGAAAGACGCAGAAGAGGCGCCGTCGATCAGCTTCACGCTTAAAAAGCTGGAGTGGGCGGCAGGACTCGGCAAGCCGGAAAGTACACTGGTGCCGCTCAAAACGGAGTCCGCACCGATGGAATCCCGCGGACTGTCCAAGCCTCAATGCCGGCGTTTGCTGGACGAAATCGACGCTGCCTGGATGCGGAAGAAGCCGTGGTCGGTATCGCCTCAAACGCGGTCCGCCGGACGCTATCTGCCGTCCTGGATGATAACCGAATTTGGCTGCTCCGAAGAACTGGCAAAGAACATCCTGGGTGATTGGCAGATGGCCGATATCCTTGATGATGCCGTCGTTGATAACGCGTCCAAGCGTCGCGGTTTGTGTGTCGTCAACCGCCCCGCAGACTGGTGAAACTTGATCTAGATTTTACGGAAGTTCCGGATCGGGACTTCCGTAAAGAGACTTCCGTATTACGGAAGTAGACTTCCGAAACCCGCAGAAATCCTCACTTTTTTTACGGAGGTTGGGTTACGGAAGTCTTTTACGGAAGTTGGAACCCCCTTACGGAAGTAATACACTCAAACCCGCAGAAAACCGTGGTTTTTTTACGGAAGTCTACGGAAGTCTATGTCCACCCCCTACGGGGGCAGGCCTTCAGGCCACTGCCCCGCTCCGGGAAGGGGCGATTATCAACGATGAAAGGAACGACGATGAAAGGCGCCCCACCGGCAAAACATGAAGCACTTGAGCAAATCGATACGATCGTTCGTGCCGTGGACCAGCGGGGACGCGACATGGATAATCGATGGGGGCTAGGCCGCTTGCCCGCCATGGTGGATCCGGCAATCGGGGAAAAGTTCAGGGTGCAGCGGCGGAAATTTTCTGCGGCGGTACTGGACCTCAATCTGGATCAGTCGCAGATTCAGGGTGACGGCATGCTTCGCGCCTACGCCAAGTTGGACGAGCTGGCGACGGCGAAGCACGGCGAACCGGCCAAACCCGAGCAGTGGGAGTTCACGGTCGGCGCGGACGAGGAGTTGATAATCCTCGTCCGCGACATCAAGGACACCGGACGCGTCGATACCGGCGGGCGCCAGTGCCAGGTGTGGAGCCTGGACGAGATCGCCAGCGTCATTCGCAATCACCCGCTG